TACCCAATGGAACCAATGGATGATGGAACCTTTCCCGGTTTAGAAGCTTTAAACGATGAAGCTTTATTAGGTAATGAGGATTCAACCTATGATGCAAATGGGTACCTTCAGGACTGGAGAGTTCCATTGATGGATGGTTATACTGGTGATGGTGAGTTTGACTATACTGGTGTCCCTCTTAATCCTGATAATCAAATATTGGGTGAAGAGAGTGCAGCATTTGATGAAAATATTCAACACCCAATGGAACCAATGGATGATGGTCCATTTGATTATCCATCTACATTAGATACTAGTTACCCATATGTTCCAAGTGATGACTATACTAATGAATGGGATGAATTGACTGAGGATGAACAATTAGCTGTTCTAGAAGTTGAAAAGGCTCAGGAATGGAGAGATAATAATCCAGAACTTGCTGAAGAGTATGATGCGGAAATTCTAGCTAGTCAAAAACTAGCTGATGAAAAAGCTGATGAGGAATGGGTTGCAGCAAATCCAGATCTTGCAGCATTAGAAGAAGAAATTAGTATGGAAAGAAACATGGCTACAAGGCATCCAGAAGAAGACTTATTCGCTGGAGATAATCTCCAACTTGACAAAGATTCTCTTATATATGATGAAATGGTAACTGAAATTGCAGATACTAAAGATGCTTTCATGCAACTTAATAAGGTAGACCCTAAAATTACAGAAGAGGTTGGAAATATAGCAGATGAATTAAACGAAGATGGTGACCAAGAGAAGGCTGAGTTTAAATTATCAGGAATCTTTGATTGGCTGAAGGACATCTTTGGAGTCGATGATAAGTCTCTTCTTAGAGCTTTTGTCAAATATGTTGGTGGAAGACTATTTGGTCTCTCCTCTGGTAAAGCAGCGGCTTTCGCTTGGAAAGGTATTGAACAAGATATGGCTACTGAGGCTGCCAAGGGTGCAGATGCTAGAGAGTATGCAGATAATATGGCTGAGTATGATAGGATGTATGATGATGCATTAGAAAGAGGAGATGAAGAAGAAGCTAGAAGAATACTTCAGAAGATGAACTCATTGTCTGGTGTTGAAAAATCTGATGCTGAGAAGTTTGATGATAATATAAGTTATCTGAATAAGAAGTACGATGAAGCTGAGGAAGCTAAAGATACAGTTAAAATGGCTCAGATTGCAAAACAACTTAAGAAAATGGAAGCAGCTGGCATTAGTGGTACTAAAGCCGATACTTGGATGGGGTCTGCTGGGATGTATGATAAAAACGGTACATATGTTGTTAAACAAGCTATGCAAGTTGATGGTGAAGGTATAAAAATATATGATGAATCAGACAATACATTTAAATTACCATCTGAACTTGGTTATAGGGATGCAATTAGAACCCCAAGTAGTGATAAAGGTACTGAGAGATATGCAACAGACCAAAGGGTAATAACAGACCCTGCAGAATTTGGAAGATACTCTACTGAGATACCAAACGCTATTAGTGTCTCACCTAAAGGTGTTCCAAAATTTGAGGAAGGCAGTGGTGATCTCAATAAGGCAGCCAGTTTCTCTCATACAGCTGTTAAGTCGTTTATGCAAATGGAAGACATTTTATCCCACAGTGATGCAGTTAGACAAGAGATATTTAGTTTACAAGCAGAGTTTAGAAAATCTATTGCAGACATGCCTTCCGATAGTGCTATGAAGGGTCTTTTAGGTAAATTTGCTAAGAGAGGTATGAGTCCTGCTGCTAAACTTTGGTTTAATGAGATGAATACTCTTGTTACTTCTAAGTTAAGAAGAGAAACAGGAGCTGCTTACAATCAAGATGAATTAATTACTACAATGAATTTCTTCCCTAATGCTACTGATTACCCTGCAAACTTTGATGAGTTAGATAGAACAGGTAAGATAAACGCTCTTAATTTTGTTAATCTAAGAATGCAGCAAGCTGGTAATTGGATCCTTACTAATGCTCAAGGTTTACAAGCTTACGATTATCTAGAAGGTTTAAAAGGTAACTTGTTTAGACCTGATGATGACTGGTTAAAATTAAACAAAGAAATGTTAGAGTTCTTAGACGCTCAATACAATCCACAGATAAGTGCTTCAACTGTTGAATTAATACCAATTGAAGTTTCTCAAACACCAAAAACATAATAGGAGATTCAATGGAATATACAAGAAGTCAACTAGAAGCTGCACTTGTTACAGCAAGAAAAGATCCTATTAAATATGCTGAAAACATAAAAGAGCTAGAAAGACTAATCGCCAATGGTGTGTTTAAACCAGAGGTCAATGGGTCTACATTGTCTACAGGGTCTATAGGGGACTCAGAGTCAGGTAGCCTTATCTTTGATGAACTTAATAAAGACGAATCTTACAACCAAGCTTTACGGAAATTTTACAGTGGTAAAATGGGAACTATAGATACAATAAGTGGTGCTAAAGGTTTTCGTGATGCCTTAACCTTGTCAGACCATCAAAATATTGATAGAGATTCTCAAGGTAACATTACAATGTCTAATGAGGAATTAAAAGAGAAAAGTTTTGAGTTGTTTAATAGTGCATTTCTCAATGAAGTAAGCTTGGCTAGATTTGCAAATGAAATAAACTTAATGTCTCAAGAGGAACGAGATAATCTAGCGATACTCTATGATGTCTGGGAGAGGACTAAGATTACTGGAGAAGGTTCTAGACCATTATGGGAGCAAGTAAAGGATGCTGGTAATATATTAACTGCTCCAAGTACTTACGTTGGTGGGGCGTTTATAAGGGCTGGATTAGCTCCTGCTACTAGATTAGCTTTTAGTGCTGCCATGAAAAAGATGTTAAAAGTTGGTGCAAAAGGTTTAAATACGGCTGAAACAGCAGTTATTAAAGAGGGGGCTAAGGCAATGTCCCATAGGATGGGAGTACTTGGTGCTGGATATGCAGGTGGGTTTGACGTAGGACACCAGACTGGTGTTGAAATGCAAATAGACCCAGAGCAAGATTTTAGTTATGGAAGGGCAGCAGCTATGACAGGAGCAGGATATGTAGCTGGTCGATTCTTACCTAAGGCTTTAAGAGGATTAGGTAAAGTTGTAAGAGCCCCTGCAACTTTAGTAAATAAACCAGCTTGGGGGATAGGGTCTACTGTAACTCACCCCTTAGCTTCAACTGGATCAGGTTTTGTAAAAACTTTTGGAGGAGGACCAGCAGCTAGAGTTCATGTTGCAACAGAGGGTAAAGAATATCTTGGTTCACAGGCAGATGAGATCTGGAATAAGATGGATGTAGATGCCCATGGTGATCATCTTAGAAATAAAGTAGTAGAAGCATCTACAAAGGCTTTTAGTAACTTTAAAGAAGCTTTCAGAAGTCTTGGTGACCTTGATATAAGATTCCCAGCTACTGGAGTAGATAAACCGGGACTGGTCCCAAAATATCCAGATCCGTTTGCTAATAAAACTTTCACTAAAACTTTAGATGAATCAGAGAACTCCATTTATCGTTTAATTGACCACATTACTGGAAAAGAAGCAGGTGTTCCCGGTTGGGGCGGCTTAAATGAAATTCGGTTTCTATTAAAAAGAGGGGATATAACACCTACAGAGGCTTTAAGGAAAATAAGATCTAAAGTCGGTTCTATGGTAAAGAATGATAAATATAAAGATGGGCAATTTAAAGATACTTTTAAAAGATTATGGTTCGAAGCTAGAGATGTAATGTCTGATGCTGCTAGAAGAACCCCTGTAAGAGACGCTTCAGGTAATATAACTGGTAATAAAAAACAAGCATTTGATGTAATAGATAGTGCATATGGGGACTTTATTGAAGTAAATAATCATAAACATATACAGACTTTAATGAGCAAAGATGGCTCTGACGCATTAAATTTAATAAAACAAATTGGATCTCAGGCTAAAAACAACTTTGGAAAATTAAGAGAGCATGAAAAAAGAATAGGAGAAATGGCTCGATTTTCTGGTACTAGGGTTAATGATGTTATAGATGACACCGGTAGAGTTATAAAACCCGGAGAGGTAATGCCAAACCAAGATTTAATATTAGCAGCTGAAGATGCTATGAGGTCAGCGACTGGGCATCAAATGTTTCAGAATCCTACTGGTTCAGGTTTAAAATCATATTTAAATACTAAACAAGGTAGAAAAGCCCTTAAAAGAATGTTTCCAGAACAGGAACATAATATTGATAGGTTTTCAAAAATTTTAAAAAATGCAGCGGATAAAACTTCTATGGGTATGTATGCTATGAGAGTTTTAACGGGTGCTTTTATCGGTTTCGGTTCTGCAGGTACGGGTATTGCCGGAGGTAGTCTTGCTGGTCTTAGTATTGTAATTATTGATAAACTTCTAAAATCACCTTGGTACGGTAAACAGGCGGCAAAGGTATTTTCAAGAGATAAAACAAAGAGTGCTCTTGAATCGTTTAGACTAGTAAAGATGCTTCAAAAAAGAGGATATACTAGTGAACAGGCAAATATGGTATTGGAGACTATGCTTGGAGCTACAGTGTGGTCTTATTTCCTAGCAGATGAAGATAGAAGGAGAAGTGTATTTGGTGCACCTTCTAAGGTAGCTGATTCTTTTGTTGGAGATATTATTTTAAGAAACAGACTTTCTAAAAGAGCTCTTGCTGGTATTCAAGATTTTGGAAGAATTGCAAAAGAGGATGTATTCCAACCAGTATTCGACACAGTAACAGATCAGCTAATTTCTGAACAATAGGAGTAAATATGTCAGTTGCAGGATTTACAAACGCTTTAGCTAGAAGTATAACTAGAAGACTCTCAAGGGCTATTGCTAATAAAGATATGGTTGAAGTCAAACAACTGGTAAAGATTCTTTCAGACTCGAAAAAGTTACAAGATGATGTTATAAAAATAAATGAAAAATATCAGGGTTCTCAACTAGACATAGATAAAGAGATAGATATCAAGTACCCAGACGTAGATGGGACTTATAGTGGACGACAGGTTGTAGAAGCATTAAAGAAGATGGGCACCGATACAGAAGGGAGCACTCCCGGTAAGAACGCTGAAACTGGGGGTTTTGAACCACATACTTTAAAAGAAATTGGTGACCATAATATTTTTACTCCAGAAATAATATCTATATCTAAACTTGCTAGGAACGACCCTTTCAGTGATAGCTGGCATAATCAACCTCTTAGACCATTACCTGATGGAGCCCCTGAGGCAACTGTACCGCCCATTGTGGACAGTAATGGTGTACTTAGGGATGGTCACAATAGAGTAAATCAAGCTGCGTTGGATTTCGCTCAAGGTAGGGGGGATGGTACAGTATCCATATTGCGTGGAAGTTCAGTGTTCAAAGAAAATGCCAATGAGGTTGTTCTAGATAGAGTTGGTTCTTTTGTGACAAATCTAAAGAGGAAAGTTGCTTTGGATTTTGGTGGAACAATGGATGAAGCTACTGGTATAGTTACTAAAATAGCAAAACTTAAAACAGAATATAAAGGAACTGAACATACAGAAGAATTGTCTTCTTTTGCAGCAGCTTTACATAAAGGGACTAATAAGAGTAACCCTGACATTCTAAATGATGAACTTTATGTTGGGTTTGCGATGGATGTTCTAAGGGCTGCTAGAGACAATAAGGGAGGTGCCCCCGGTAAGAAATTAAAAGAATTAGACCCTGAAGGTAGAGAGAGAGTAGTCTCTGCTAAAATTAATAATGAATTAGCTAAAGATGTAGGTCTAGCGGCAGATGCTAGAATGACAAGTGCAGGGGGTACACCTTTGAAGCCTAATGAGATAAGACATTTAGGTGCGATGCTTTTAGAATTTGGAAGAGGAAACTTTGGAGAAAACATTGCTATTGGTAAAGAAGCTATTAAACCTACAGGTCCTGTCAGCAGACCCAGTCTTCTTAAAGAATATAAAGGTCATGTAGAGACAAAGCCGGGTCAATATAAAGATAAAAAAATTACCACTACTTCTGATTTCTTTGACCATTGGGTTAAGAGGACAGGACATAATGGACGAGAGTGGTTAAATCTATATCCAAACAGAAGGTCATTGAAAGCACCCAGTCCAAAATATCATGGTCCTTGGGTAACAGATGCTGAAGGTAATATTATAAAAGCCCCAACAGGTGTAGAAATTACAGGATACCTAGCAGGAGGTAAGGGAAATACCAGCCTGACAAAATTTGGTGTAGAGGCTATAAATATACTTGGTAAACAAAAAATAGGGGTAGATTTAAATAAGTTTGAATATTGGAGACATTTAGGTGCTGGTGGTAAATTAAAGGATACTGGATTGGATAAAACATCACTAGAGATTGCACTACAAAAAGCACAATTATCTGCTGAAGACCAAGTATATCTAACAAGATATTGGGATGACCTTAGGCTTCTTAAAAAGGAATTTATGGATGAGGAGGATGCACTTAGACTTACAGATGGTAAAGGTAAGCCCAAACTTACTCCATTGGAAAGACAGAATTTTAAAGGTTTAAGACCATCGTTGAACAAAAAATGGTGGCACAAGGATCCAAAAACAGGGGAAATATCTGGTTCGAAGGTAGATCTTCAAAACTCTGTAGGTCCTTATGTTTCTGATGATAAAGTATTTCTAGACCTTATACAGAATGTACATTTTGCTGCAGGTGAGATTAGACCTTTGCAGACTGTTCAAAGGGCTAGGTTTAACAGGATTCGTGAAGAAGTGAATGAAAGACTTAAGTTAGATCCTAATGGTGAAGTCTATGTACCATATATGCTTGACTATAGAACTAGAGTCTACCCTATCGATAAGAGTGGTGCAAACCACCTAACCGGGGGTACTGCTAGGTTTATGTGGGCATTTCCAAAATCACAAGCAAAACCCATTGTTTATAATGATGAAGCTTTTCATGTTCTTGTAGATGACTTGTTGAGATTTGAGACTAAGCCAATTACACAAACCTTAGTTCGTTCTGGGGAGGAACTTGGGATGGCTCAAACAGCAAAGGCGAAAGAAGCTTTGAGTGCTAGTAAAGAATTAAGAGAGACTATAAGATATGGTCTTGATAAACTCCATAGTAATGATTTACAAAGATGGAAGTATTGGAAAATTACCGAGAAGGAATATCTAAGAAGAGGTAATGAGCTTTTAGACTTTACTGAGAAATCACTAGATAAAGCTCTTACTATCGCCAAACGTCAAGAACTATGGGACTCCTATAATCCTAAATGGCTAAAGGGGATAAAAGACCAAGGTGAATATTTATCAGCCTTGACAGAGATAGCTCGTGTGGAAAGAGCTTTTCGTAGAGCTAAAGAGAATCCAATTAGTACTTCTGATTCTCAAAATAAACTTCTTATGGATATGGTACACATACCATCTAAAGCTCGTGAGATAAATCGCTTACAAGCAGCTGGTGCTCATATGAGTACTTCTCCAATAGAGTTGGATGCTTCTGCCTCAGGCTCTCAACACTTGTATGCCCAATATAGAAATATAGAAGGTCTAAAGCAAGTAAATGTATTTTCAAAAAGATCCCCTAGAGAACTTCTAACTACTAAAGAAATAAAAATGTTGGAAGAGGGTGTAGATAATAATTCTATTGCTAAAGACTTATATACAAATACCGCTGGTGGTTATACAACAAAACTTAGAGCTAGGTTGGATGACCTCTCTGTCACAGATCCAAAATTGGCAAAAATATATAATGACCTTACTAATCAATATGTACAAGTTGGGAGAAGTACTTCTAAACCTATAGTTATGAAAGTACCATATGGGGCTGGAGAGAAGAGGCTTGAGATAACTTTACAGAGTCTCCTTGGGGACAAAGAAAGATTGCAGATATTAAGAGATTACAATGGTAAAGTCGATAATGTGACTACACTCCCTGATGAGTTTATGGACTTCCACTGGAGATCTATGTGGTCTGCTCTAAAGGAATCTTTAGATACACAATTTGAGTTTAGGAGATTTAGTTCTGTTCTTATGGGGGTGTACAATGAAGCACCATTATCAGGTACTCCTAGAAAAGCACTTTTAGTAAAATCACCTTCTGGTCATCAAACTGATTTTACAATATATGCAACTCAGTTTGAAGTATCACGGGAAAGAGTAAAGGTAAATTTACTTCCAGATTTTCCTCAAATTAAACAATCAAAAGGTTTAACTAAAAGTGGGAAAAAGAAAGAAGCTTATGCGAAAAAAGACATTACATTAACAAGTGAAATTCCAATTGCACCTACTGATCCATTGGCTATAAGAATGGCATCAACACCAGCGGCTATTAGAAAAGGGATTAGTTCTGCGGATTTAGGAGTGTGGGCAGTAGAGAATAAAATGGTACACGAAGAACCATTTGTAACTGACTCTATGAAGAGTATGGCTTCAGCTTTATCCCCTAATGCAGTTCATATGGTAGATGCTGGGTATTTAACTAAATTAGTTATTGCACTAAACGAGGCAGGGGTACCTGTATATGTAGTTCATGATGCTTTCTTTATCATGGCTCCAGATGTTAGAAAGACTAAAGAGATAGCTGGTAAAGTATTCATTGAAATGCATAATGGTTATAATCTAAGGAAAGAGTTGATAGAAGGAGTAGCAAAAGCAACTGGTATACCATTCAATGAAGTCGTAGAAAGAGTAAACGAGAGAATGCTTAATCCAAATAAAAGGGAGATAGCTAGAGGTATTAAATCTTATAAAGATGGTGCATTGGGTACAAAAACTGAGGGTGATTTAAAACCCCCAGCAGGTTATAGTAGTTTAAATGAAGTATTAATGGGAGGCTAAAATGCCATATAAAGATCATAATATACTGTCCCATATGGGCATAACAGACTTGGAGCTTTTAAGAGAGCATGGTGGTCCAGAGAAATATGCAGGGACAAATAAGTGTAATACTTGGATGATTAACAACGAGTATAAAGAAAATCTTAAGGCAGGGACACCTGTTAAAGAATGTAATGCTTTAAGAAATCAGGCACAACAGACTTTAGCTGATATCCGAAGAGCTAGAGGCTACTAAGCTCAAGCGAAAAAAAAGGTCACAAAAAGACATTAATTGTCCAATTTGTGACCTTAATTTTTCTACGACTTGTCGTCAGTTACAATTTCAAGAGGTTTATCCTCTTTCTTTTCCTCTGAAGGGAAAGGACCATTCTTGGCTTCTATTAGGAAACCTAGAAGATTTCTAAGTTCTTTCTCTTCTAAAGGGATATCTTCTATCTCATAGATAGTAGTATTAACAACTGGCGAACTAACATCAGTTGTCTGTATCGTTACCTTCGCCATTATTTCTTCCATAATTACCTCTCTTTAAAATTTTAGTTATAGTACTCTCCGTAAACCATCTAAAACCATTCTTAGATGCCCACTCACCATGTGTACGTCTAGTCCCATCTTTTCTAACTTTTGCCCTTGGCATAGGTGTTTTGTAGTTATAAAAGAGGAAAACCAATTCAGTACCAAATGGTAGAGCATCCCTTATAAAGAGATACTTACGAGCCTCAGCAGAGTCTACGAATCTACCTTTAGCCTCAACCAAAATATCACCTATCTTGAAATCTGGGTGATAATGATGATCAACAGTATATGGTATTTTCTCAGGATGATATTCACAAGACGATAGAATGCCGTCCCTTAGCTCACCCTCCCATTTAGAATCTGCTTTTCTTATCTTATTTTTCCAGCTGTTATTAGGTTTATATCCCATAGTCTACCCATTCCTTTCATAGTAGTCGTCATCTATTCCTAGATGCTGTGACACCATGTCTACTAAAGAGGAGTAGCACCATTCACAAAAAGTAACAGGGCATATACCAAAATATCCTTGAACTCCTCCTGCTTCTTCATCGTACTCACTACCACATATTGAACACTCATCTTTTGGTGTAAAAGCCTTCTCTATATCACTTTTTGATAAATTAGACATAAACCTCCTATTTTCTCCAATCACTTTTCCAAAGTGGTCTTGATTTCTTTTTATTTAATCTCCTGTAGAGTTCGGCAGTCCTATCTTTCTTAATAAGACCACCGGGCTCTTTTTTTTCAGGAGCCTTACGCTCCACCACCAATCCATCCAAATAGCAAAGCTAGAACGACTATGCCCAAAAAGATAGTTAATGATTTATTTTCTAACACTTTTTTTGCTAGGTCTGTTAATTGGTCCATGTATATACCCCTACTTAGATAGTTCACTCGTTATATCTTTATCTAGTAGTTTCCAGATAATACCTGCCGCAATTAAACCTGCCAACCCAGCGTTGCCGAGAGTCCAAACTATATTCAGTATAGATGCAATAACATCCCCAGTAAGGAATGCTACCTTACTACCGAAAATAATTTGAAGCACAATAGACAAACTGATTAGTTTGATTCCAACATCAATCGCACCATCAGCTGCGTTTTTGATTTTCTCTAACATTTATAACTCCTATATTGTTAAAAATTAAGTAATATGCCTCTTTGCATAGTACATGAGACCTGATATTTTCTCAGGACTCTCCATGAGAAGTCCAAGTGCGGTATTACAATGATGACACAATAGACCCCTGACCTTACCAGTTTCATGACAATGGTCAACATACAACTTATGATCATCGTCTAAACCATACTGGCAATTCTCATTGGCACAAGTACCCCCTTGTTCCTCACTAATTTTTTCTTTTTCCTCAACAGAAAGGTTGTACCTCCACTTATCCATATAGCCGGGATTAGATTCTTTCCAATTCTTGTTTAGTTCACTTCTACAAGATTTGCAAATCCTATTAGGATTTTCTACCTGACCCTTGCTAAACTGGGAGGAGTCCTTTAACTCCTCACACTTCTTACACTCTATATTATTAGAATTCTCCAACTTCCCACCCCACGCACATTTCCGAATCCTCTGGTGAACAAGATAATTGTTGATTTCTCATCTCCTCTATCTTAGTTTCAAACTGAGTACACCCTGTTAGTAGGGTTACTATGAGTTGTAATACAATTATTACTGCTACTGTTTTCATTCTATTTCCCTTTCTTCTTCAGTTAAATCTACCATTTCGCACACACTCCCAGTACATGCCATAGTTTTCATACTTATTGTAGTGTCTGAGAGTTCATATTCTTCTATCCTAGACCAGTTTACAGACTCAGGCATGGCAGAAAGAGCCTCAAGATAGACTTCCTCTGTACAGTCCTCATATGGAGCCTGTTGATAACTATGGTCTGAGTGTGGTAGGAAGCTTACACCACTCACTTCATTAAAATGTTTGTACACCCAAGCCCCTACTTCCATCCACTCGTGTTCTTTCACATTCACTGTTATACTTGGCTTGTGCTCGCAGTAGTACCTTTGATAGGTAAGCCATAGCTCTAATTGTTCTATTGCTGTCCTATCATTTCTCAATATTGAACCCTCCGGTGCCTTCATTGGGAATGTAAATACTTCCACACTATCAGGTTTCATAATATCAGGTTCACAGGGTACACCCTCATCTTTCATTAGCTGTGCTATAGGGTCTTTAACATCTGCCCTTACTCTGCGTAAATAGAAATCATTATGTCTGGTATGAATACCTGACGCTGAATCCACAAGTTGAGATACAGTACCACTGGGTTTTATTGCTGTGATTGCTGTAGATTGGTTTATTCCTAATGATTCTGACCACTCCTTATTAATCTTAATTGTCTCTTTCTTTAATTTAATAAGAAAGTCTGGTAAGCTTAACCTCCCACTAATCAATTCTGATGAACCTCTTCTATTATTACTACCATTCATAAGTTCATTATCCATAATACCAGTAAGTGAGACACCTAAGAGTGCCTCTTCTTCTGTATTAATAGTCCATTTCTTTCTAAGTCTTCTGAGATTTGTTAGCGATGCTTGAAATGTACCAAGTATAGTAGCTAATCTCACTTTCCTTAGTATATCCTTCTGTGTATCAGTGGCTCTAATCACAACCTCAGTAAGATTGCAGAACTGCCCATCTCGAAGTATAATCTCTGAACACGGGTTACATCCAAACTGGTGATTAGGATCTCTTCTTCCAGACTTCTCTACTTGTTTAATAGCGGCTTCTCGATTGAAGATGCCACGCTCACCAGATTTTGACTCATATAGTGACAGCCACTCTTTCATAAAGATACCCATATCAGGTTTCTCTGTATAGCATACACTGTTGTTCGCTAGTGCCATTTCTGGTGTATCTATCCACCATTGTCCAGTCTTAGCATTACGCATACGCTCATCAGTTAGATTAGATAAACTAATAAGTGCTGAACGTCTAACCCCACCGACCACAACTATTTCTGCAACCTTTGCCATAAGCCTATGGCATTCATAAGATGTTAATTTACGACCCACTGCATCCTTAAACATTTGCACAGTAAACATAAATAAGTCAATAAGTGGTTCAGGACCACTGGCTCTACCTCCAAATGTATTAAGTCTAGCACCCTTTGGTCTTACCTTTGATGTATCCCACAATGGTGCCTCACCGTTGTATAAGAATATAATTAATTTCCTAAATGCAGATTGCCAACCCTCTTTAGAGTCTCGAACAACAATAGTGTCCTCTACATCAGATATCTCTTCCGGGACCTCTGGTAGTTTATTGACATGTTGACGCTCTACCGAGAAACCAACACCTGTACCATGCATAAGTATATATAAACATTCATCAAATGCTTTAGGATGGTCTACACTGAGGTAAGCACAGTTATACCCTGCTATATTGTTATCTTTTAAGGCTTCACCTGCTGTCATTAATGCTCTCATACTAGGCATAACCTCAAGGTCCAAAACCGCATTTTCCAGTATTTTTCTAGTCTTAGGGGTTAGTGTTGCATTAGTATTTTCTTTTAAATGCTCTTCCATGAAGTCAAAGTATCGAGCAACAGTTTCTTCCCAAGTCTCTCTTCTCTTCTCTTCTGGTAACCACCTAGCATATCTACTAAGGGCTATAAAATTCTGGTAGTCATTCGGTAATGTCTTCAAGATAATCTCCTCGCTTTTTTTGTTCTTTCTTTTTATTAAGTATTACTTTAGTATGCCATAACCTATCATATCTTAATGCATACTTTAGTTTGTTTATCACAGGATGCTTTTTAGTCTTCATCATTCATCTCTGATAGTAGACCTAATTCCTTAAGCCTATTAAAATATCTTTTGTGAACATCCGAATACATTCTAAAACCTTCGTAGTATTCAGGGTCTTCTTCAATCAAACTGTGGAACTTTGATAACGCTTCAGCTAACTGCATAACATCATTCCCCTTTTCATTTTCCTCTGCTAGACTGTCCTGTATACAAGACTTTAAAAGTCTATTTTCAGTCCGTAACAGTTCATAGTTAATGGATGTCATACCAAGTCTCTCCTATTTTTGAGTTCCCATTCATTGGGCATTTAAAGCCAAGTCTCTCACCTGCAATTGTCGCAGATCTCTCTAGTATCTTGGCAAGTTTATTTGCATCATCTTTACTGCATTCAAAGTTCTGCTCATCGTGCATAATGGCTAATAGTTTACAATCTATATTGTTCTTCCTAATAAGACTATCAGATACAATAGCCCACTCCTTTGCTAAAATTGCCTCATTACCTTGTAGTAGATAATTGAGTAATTTATGTTCAGAGTCTACTTGAATCCTTCTTCCATCTTGAGCAATTATAAATTTACTTCCAGACCTAGTGAATTCAGATATCAATCTATTCTGAAGTTCTCTCAAAAGAGGGAATCTTTTTAAAAACTTAGTCTTAAGAACAGCCCCTTCTTTTGATTTACCTCCAATGATAGACCCAAGTTTTGCCGCACTTGCACCGAATAGAAATCCATATATGAAAGTTTTAGCCTGACTTCTGTTTTTCAATCCCACGGCTTTCTGATTAACAGTATGCACATCAGTGCCATCCTCTTCTCTACCAGTGGTAACAATGTCAACATAATCAGGGTCTTCCATAGCAGATGCCAGTAGTCTCAACTGGGCTGACGCTAAGTCACAACCTACTAGTACTTTACCCTTAGGTGCTATAAAGAGACTTCTCATCTCTTTACCGAACACGGCTTTTGCACCGGGAACATTAACTAGGTTCCTGTGAGACATTCTTCCAGTAGCAGTCCCTAAAGTAAATGGGACACATTCTAACCTATCATCATCTCTACAGACACCTAACCAACCTTTAGATTTGTTTTTCTGATTCTGTAGTGTGTTTCTTCTATGTTGATATATAGCGTGAAGTGCTATATCTTGACCAAGGTCACCCTTGATGGATGCATATGAGTCCTCTGTTAGTTTAGCAGAAGTTCTAATCACGCTCCCATCTTCAGTCCTTTTAGTGTTCCATTCAGTTGGCTTCCAACCATTTTTGAACAAAAGTTTCTTAACCTCTGCAGTCTGAGTTAGCTTTGCAGGAGTAATATCAACTCTACAGTATGGTCCATTTATGACCAAACCTTTCTTATTATTTATCAAGTCTATACATTCATAGCCATCAAACCAATTCTTTATGTGTTGGTGCAGTTCTCCTTTCTTAGTCCATTTAGGGACTATTGGTTTTCTTAACTGCTTACCACCAACCAAATCTTTTTCATAATCCACACCCTCGGTCTTCATTATCTTGTTACACTCTTCATTAGTAACCCAGAAATCAGGGCATTTTAAAATAGGTGGCATCAGAGGCTCAATCTTATCTCTAAGTTTGTCAATCTCTTCAGTTAAAAATGTTAAATGCTTATCAGCGAGATCTTTATCTACCAACCACCCATTCTTAATCTGTTTTGCACTTATCTTAGCTATTTTGAATTCCCGGTTAAGGACATCTTTAGATATACCAGATTTTTTAAACTCATTAAGAAGAGCATGAAAAACCCTGACATTGATTAAAACATCCTGCTCACATCTTCCAAGCATAGAGGATTCAAATTGTAACCATTGGTTCTGTGAAGGTTTTAGAACACCAAAGTGTTCACCCCACATTTCCAAACCATGCCTACCTCTGTACCTACCTAGACATCTGTTGAAATTTAATAATTGACTCATTAGAAAAGTATCAATGAGTCTTGCATCAGTCTTAAAATTAAAGAGTTTTTCTAAAAGAGGTATGTCGTACATAATGATATTGTGACCTATCAATTCATCAGCTTTAGCTATATATTTAAGACCCTCAGATATAGAGGGGCAGTTAGAATCATTATCTGAAAAAGTAACTGAAGTCTTATTCATTATATCGTAAGTAGAAATACACCATGCTTTAGTAGCTTCATTGACAAAACCGTTTGACTCTACATCAAAAACTATTTTTCTCATACCCTACTCCTATTCAAACTCCGAGGGAGTACTGTATAGGCGACCTGTGACATTATCATATCTGGCATTTCCTGCAGGTCCCGTATGTCCCGTAAACCTGTTCTTCAATACTGATATGCTAACTCTCTGCCTCTCAGCCTCGTCCTCCGAGTACTTATTTCTAGAAAATCCTATAATTTGAAAAGCTATCTGCTTCAAACTTCCAGAGCCTTTCAGCGAATCTTCAGTTATAAAAGCACCCTCTTCAAAAGTTTTACCCCCACTTGTCTTCCTTAAATGAGAGACCACTCCAATCCAAACATTGTGCTTTTTACATAACTTTAAAAGGTCTGACATTGCTTTATCCATAGCCTCATTTACATTGCCGTCAACCTCACTAACTGCTATAGTTATGTGGTCTAGGAATATAAATTTACAACCGGATGCCGCCATAAATTCTATCTTATCCATAAGGGATGAATCACTTACTGACCCCTGATGGTCTAACAATAAGAGACGACCTGTACCAGCCACCTCTTTCCAAGCATTTAAGCCTTCTTCCCCTGAGCGGTCAAATATGACATCTGGGAGGTTTATTCTCTTATCTAGGTGTACCCCTACTATCCCATCTAAAGTCTCCCGTATGGACTCCTCAAGGGACACTACGCCAATTTGGTAGTCAGTGGTCATTATTAAATGGTAAATATCTTCCTTAACGAAGGTAGATTTGCCAGAACCAGTACCTGCTGTGAAAATAGTAAGTTCACCAGTCCTACGACCAAAAGTCATCTTATTTACATTAGCAAAACAATCAGGGTATGGGACAGAATCCTCTCTTCTATCCTCATTGAATAACTCCCAAGTATCTGCAGAATTAACAATACCTGCAGGGGAGTACATCTCTGCATTCCATATTGATTTCTCTAGTTCATAAGTCTTACCTGCAACTAGATAATCAGAGGGGTCTTTACCATATCTTCCTAAAACCCCAATCTTAGCTTTTCCTGTTCTAACTAATCTAGCACAAGATTTTGCACCATCTAATCCTGCTTCATCGTGGTCAAATAAAAATACGACCTCATCAAAAGAATTTAGGTAAGCTAGATTTGAAACAACTTGTTTATGTGCCCCTTGGGCTCCGTTGATAATTGAAACAGCCGCCCACTCTTGACCTTTATCTTTCCAAACTTGTTGGATAGACATTGCATCTAGGGCACCTTCTGTAACAACAATTCTTTTACAAGAACCGGGGGCGAATTTAGATTGTCCGAAGAATTCATCTTTATTCTTAACAGACCCTATGGCAAGAAACTTTTTATCTCTAAGATCTCTTCTCTCGTAACCAACTATCTTGCCTCTGCTGGTTATAGGATAATAGTGATACCTAATGGTCTTACCGTCATCCTCTGAATATCCGATTCTAACATCGTAAAGTTCAGATATCTCTTTTTTAATTTTGCGTTCACGAAACCCTCTAATTGGGTAGTCTTTTATGTCATCAACGCTTTCCATAGACACATGAAATTCTTTAGGTGTAGGTTTTAACTCCTGACCTTTTTCCATATAAATTCCTGTATCTTCACATCCGAAACAGAAATAGGTCATCTTGTCACCATTGTCGTACACGGCTTTATTATCCCTAGAACCACAGGCTTCACAAGATTCATGCCTAATGAATACACCCTCTTGGGTATTTTCTTTATTCTTCATTTCTCCTCCGTAGAAAAATAAATGAGAGGACTACGCTTTCACGGTTAGGTAGTTTTAGCCCGAACCTCTCTTAAATCACTTAGTAGTCACCATCCTCTTCAAAATCTAAATCGACATCTTCCTTCTTATTAAATTCTGAACCAGACTCCAAGTCACCAAACTCTGAACCTGCAGGATCTGATTTCTCGTAAGGTATAAGATTAGTAACAAGAACATTCTTAAGGCTCATAGACCTTCCTTTATTGCCCTTGAATTCCCAATCATAGGTATCGAAAGAAATAGTACCAATAGAACCATTACCTACAATAACACCAGTTAACGGTTTAATAGTACCCTTCTCTGTTCTTGTGAAAACACCGGGAGGCATTAAATCCTTACCTGCAGATGTTTTCGCATTTTGCTTAAATGTGACTTTATACTGTCCAGTCTCATTACCATCTGCATCCTCTACAGGTCGCAAAGTTCTAATGAAACCATTCTTCTTGAACTTCTCTGCTATTTTCTTATCAACATAAGCTGTAACAGACCATTGAAGTTTTTCGAAGTTTTCTTGTGGATTACTGGGGTCTAAGAAACACCAGTTTAATTCCACATTCTCAACTAAATTAGCCATTGGTTTCCTCCTTCTTGTCTAATTCATTTTCGAAAAGAGGTAAGTCCCACATCTCACCGACATTGTGTCGTATCCAAAGTAGTCTACCCATTTCTAACATAATATCATTACAGTCATCTCCGTAAGAGTCCTTGTAATAATCCCTAATGATATTCCAAGTAGTTTGGATATCATCATAGTCGCCTAAGATTTTTTTCGCTTTAACAGGACCAATCTTAGGAACACCCTGTATATTATCAACTGGGTCACCTGCTAACATTTGGTATTGAAAATGTCTTATACCATCGTATTCAGTGACATAGCTTGATTCTTCTCTCTTGAAATCATACTTTGCACCCGGAACAGTCCATAAATCTTTATCTATGGTGCAAATGATTGTGTTGTCCTTGTCATTGGTCTGAGCGATAGCTAATGTATCGTCAGCTTCTTCATCTTCAGATACCAATGCACCAAGTTCTTCTATAAGATAATCTCTAACCTTTTGGTAATAGAATGGTTTATATCCTTTCCTATTACCTTTATATGGTTTTGTAACTGCAATATCTTTTCTGAAGTTAGTGTGTCCTGACAAATGCAGTTCGTACTCGTCAGCTTTTGTCTTCTTAACTAGACTCTTTATAAAGTCTGTTATAAATTCAACACATTCTGACCAAGGCTCAATAATTATCTTTCCAGAAACTACACTATATGGAGACTCTTCAGTCTCAGAAGCTTGTAATTTCCAAAGGGTGTTTATATCCTCTAACCCATTTTGTGCATGTCGCTTACTGTCATACTCTTGTAAAACCTCACCATCCTTATCTATAACATTATAGTAATTGGTTTGGCAATGGTTTGCTGACCAGTAAACAATAATATCAGCATCTATTAAAGCTTTCATTCTTCCTCCTCTACATATTTTTCTAATTCATCCATGCTTTCAAAATCAATAGAGTAAGTTCTCTCACCTACTTTACCATCCGACAGTTGAAATTCTTTTTCCCCTGTTTCAAGTACAGCCTCTATAATTATCATGTTTCCTCCTTTGATTGCTTTTGCCTTTCAAATATAACTTTCTCAATATAAAATATTGCCTTTTGAAGGTCTTGTATTGGATTGCCCTTTTTGTCAAATCTGATAAGATATTTAAAAGCACTCCCTATTGCAAAAGCCTCTAGACCATTGAGGTCTTTAGTAGTATCCTCAATAATGTCTAGGGCTTCTATTTTTCCCGAAGTGTAATGTTTTGGATTATTTACTTCATCGTTCTTCATCCTCTTCCTCCGTCTCTAAATCATCAGGATCAAACGCATCGGCATTTTCATTAAAATACCAAGTATCATCCTCTTCATCTGGGTCAGCCATAAAATGAATTAATTTATCTATTGCCTCAGGGTCTCCGGGCGATAACCCATACATTTCACATAATTCTGTAAATTCACTTGACATTCCTGTTCTCCTATCCTCTATAAGATGTCATATAATTAAGAGATAATATACTTGGATTCCGAAATTTCATCCATTTGTAAATCACCATAGTCAATTTCATCTTCAAGACCAAAAGCTTCTATTGTAGATCCAAGCTGGTCTTTTTCAAATATCTCTTGAAAAACCTCCTTAAATACATTAAGAAGTAGTTCTAAGTTATCTGCACTTACTGAAAACTGGTCATGAATCATCATAAAGTTGATTGCACCGAGTTCTGCTAGTCTACAGATAACTAAAGTTAATAGAGATGCATCTTGAGAATGTACAAAATTAGCACTTATGCCCCTCTCATGGTCAGTCTTTCTAGCCTCATCAAGAAAAACCTGATAACTCAATTTCACAGGTCTACTCCCAAACATACAATTTACTCTTTTAATAGAAGTTTTTGCATAATTCTGGAAAGCAGTAAATCCTGTGGCTGTCTTCCAAGTAATCATTGGCTTGTTACCACTATTCTCTAGATATACACAGACACCTCTTTTCAAAAGGTCTTTAGCTTGTGTTTGTCTAGGGAATGCCAACCTAACACCATCAAAAATGGCAGTACCTATGTAGGCAGAATCATCATATGTCATCTCTGACAATATATCATAACCGTGGTCACGCCTATCTTCGAAGGTTTGGTCTTGTATACAACCTCTACCAGCATCGTAGTAGTAAGACATTGTTGGTCTTTTGCAAAGTTTCCTCCAAGCCTTATCACCTAAATCTTCAAAACTCTTATAAGAGAAACCACCATCAAGAACAGATCTCGCTATAACCATGTATGCGTCTCCAATTTCTTTACTTGGATGGTTTACCACATTTGTCTCTTCAGCACCTGTCCTATCCCTAGTCATAGCGGATAAGATTTGTAGCCCAGAATTGGTTGCATCTAGACCTATAGGTAAATGACAAACATAGTCATCCCTACCCATCTCTTCCAACTTCTTCCACTCTAAGATAGCAGATATTAATTGAAACTTGGTCTTCTTATCGCCACTGAATTGTCTTAACCACTTAGAATTCAGAGGGTCTTCAGATGCCTCTAGTATCTCTGGCATCCAAACATAAGTCCAGAGGACTCTATCATCCATAGATATCTTGTCCTCACCTGCACAATTTGCTGTATGTATTGCCAAAGCCCTTTCGACTTCTTCAGTCCAATACACTCCGTGATTAAACATCAATAATCCTTTCGCTAAATCTGAGCCTGTAGGTTCAAAGTAATTAACAATTGGATAAAATCTACCTCTGCTGTCTAATTGAAAATCGTAATGAAAAGCCTTATCAATCATTAGAGTAGCCATATCCATAACCCTGTCAAATTCATATCTCTTGGAAGATGCTCTTACTATATCCAAAGCATCTGATGATTTATCCTTCATCCATCCAGAGGCTTTTCTCTTCTTGTAAGTATTACTTCTACCGTCTATCTGGGCAACTGTTAGACCTTTCTTTAAGAGTTGGTGACTGACATTAGCCAGATACCACTTCTTTGCTTGTCTCCCTACAAATTCTGATGTTCTTTTGAAACTCAGAAGACTCTTGAGGGACTTGCTTACTTCCTCACTATCTACAGCTTTAGGTATATAGGGGTGGTCGTCCTTGTCAAACTCCTTGACAATTTCCAACAACTCCTCATTCACTGTAAATGATGTTGACCCATAAGAGTTCAAAGCATCGTATACTTTTGGCATCCTCTTATACAGGTATTTTTTACTTAATTCTGGTGGCATCTTCTTGACTATTGGCACACCATTCTTGTATGGATGTGTCCAACCCTTGTACTCCTCTAGGGGTAAGTCGATTGGCGACACCTGTTTTATTTCTTGAAAATAACGAAAAAGTAAATTTCGCTCATCTTTAAAATCTAATCTATTCAATTTCATAACACCTTGAGACTCTGTCACCACTTGTGTGTAACCAAGAGACCCTAAGGAACCTAAGGCTTCTACTCCTGCTGAGATCATAGTAGCCTCTGCTTTCTGTGAAGTCCCCGATTTTAAATTGAATTGAGTATGCACATTCATTCTAGAAGCCAATGCTGATGCTGTCGATGTCAACGCTGTACCTTTCGACAACGCACTAATTGTAAAATCTAGAATATCTTCTGCTATTGTTCTTACACTGTCTGCACCGAGTAAAACTTTCTTAAATGCAGACTGCCGTCCCTTGCTTATCGTTTGGGACATATGATTTAATTGTGACGAGATTTGTAATAATAGTAGTTCCCTCTTATCCATAAAACCTCCGTTTTTATAAAGTTAAGTTAATAACATCTTCTTTAGTTATTGTGAAATCAGTTATCAAATCGTCAGAAGGCGACTCAAACATAATTTCTCTAGAAAGGTGTTCGAATATTCCGTGCAAACCTCTCGCACCTGTATTTTCTAATATAGAACTCCTTGCAATTTCTTGTAACGCACTTTTTGTAATTTTAAATTCGACCCCATCCTCTGCAAATAAATGCTTGTATTGGCTTACCAAGTTGTTGTTAATTTTCGACATAATATCTATTAGGTTTGATTCAGTAAGGGGATTTAACGAGACCCTAGTTGGTAATCTACTCAACAATTCAGGAATTATACCAAATTTTTCAAAATCCTCGTGGGCGACTTTTCTATATATTTCATCCTTGCTCAATTTGTCTTGGTTGCCACTTAGGAAACCCATACTGTCACCTCTTTCTCTTGAAATTACTATTTCCTCAATTTCAGTAAAAGCACCTGCAACAATAAAAAGAACATCTGTAGTATCAAATATATAACTTTTCTTCTTAACACCATTCTTATAACCTGCACCTACTCTGAACTCACCACCTTCGATAAATTTTAGAAGTGCCTGTTGTACACCCTCACCACTCGGATCTCTTCCTTTAACTCCTGTAGACTTATTAGAACAAATCTTGTCTATTTCATCAATAATAACGACTCCACACTGTGCCTTATCTAAATTTCCTTTGGCTTTCTGTACAAGTGAGTCCAATATGTCCTCTACATCGCCCCCAACATACCCTGCTTGGGTTAAACTGTTTGCATCTGCAACAACGAATGGCAAATTCAATTTCTTTGCTAATAATGAAGTTATGAAGGTTTTACCAACACCTGTCCCTCCTACAAGAAGTATGTTGTTTTTGTTAATTTCTATACCTTCTCTCTTCAATTTAATTCTTTTAAAATGGTTATACATTGCAACTGATAAAGTTTTCTTTGCCTCTGTTTGACCTACTGCATTTTCCTCTAGATAATTAAATAGGGTCTTTGGTGTCGTTTCTTCTATCTCTTTACCACTGACACCCTTTGCTTTTATAATTGAACCATCGGGTTTAACAGCATATCCAACATCATTGTCTTCAAAATAAGAATCTACCACATCTAGTGACTCTATGTAATCTTGTTCTTTCTTTAAATCTTCATAAAGGATTTTTCCTTTATTGACATAATTGATAAAAAGTTTAGGTGAGGCAGGTGCCACTACTGTCTGCAAACAAACCTCACATACAACTTTTTTATAATACTCAATAAGTCTAAATATATCCTTATCTGACTTACCTCCTGTGCAAATTGCACAAATACAGTCTTTATTTTCCATTATGTTCCTTTTCATCATCCCAACCTAATATTTTCATACCTTCAACTATTGCATTAAAACATTCTGCTTTAGTTAGGTCTTCTGTATTAGATGTCATATAATTCAAAGGGTAATCCAAACCTGTCTCTATCTTGTAGAAATGTAAAAGTTTTCTCACTTCGTCACTGTCTTTTCCGAACATATCTATATACATCTCTACTGTTTTAGAACTACCCTCCGAACTTTCTCTAACTTCTAACGGAACATCTGCTCTTCCATATGCTTCAATTTCCAAATCATCGGAAAAGTAAGTATGCTCGTCAGAGTGGAGACTGGGTGAGAAATCATTTCTCAAATCTTGCTCAATGTGAATTCCTTCGTGTCTTAAAACTTTAACCAATTCACTGTTAAACCAGTCATAACTTTTATCATTAAAATCAAAGACTTCCGAGTCATTAAAACTAGAGATAAGTGTTATACAAACTTCACCAGAGTTGTCATCATAACTACCAGAGACACTAACTTCCCCTTTCGGGTAGTGATCTAAATAGTTATGATTCACCTCAACATCAATATCTTTAAATATAACTTGGATTGTCCTTCTGCAAATCCTTTCTACCATTGCAATTAATTTAGGTATTGTCATTTTTAGACTCCCTTAAACATTTGTTTTTATTGAACTCATACCAACCACTTTTTTCTAAATAATCCACTGCATCATCTAAAGCATTTCTAAAGTGCTTGGTTCTGTATTCACTTGGACAGTCCTCGTCAGCGTGTACACTTAACCACGCTAAGAGACCACAAACCTTGTCCAATTCTTCTGCTGACTTCTGCTCATTTTCATAGTAAGCATCTACCATTCTATTCCAAAAAGGTTTTTTATTCATTAGACATCTCCTCTTGTTCATTTTCCCTAAGAAACTCTAGAACTTCTCTAGCCAGTAGTTTTCTACCTTTATGCTCTAAAGTATAATTTCTTGTTTCTCTACCCATCCAATCATAAAGAATGTCTAATACTTCACCATCGGACAGTAGTTCTTCACCTAACTTATTTTTAATGTTCATCCTACCACTCCTCAAATTTTGCGATTTGCCTAAGTAAAGCCTTAGCACAATCGGAACGACCAACATGAATATCATCAGTCCCATCAGTTAATACCTCATCACCATTTATAACAGGTTCGTTATGTTCAATCTCGCCCTCTAACCAATCAATAATTTGGTTACGGACAGAAACTTGATAACTTAACGCACTTCTCAGAGAATCTATCTCTCTGTCCAATTGTTTTATTAAGTGTTTATCATTCATACAATATCCCCAGTTCAATTAATGTTTTAAATCTGGTCTCAGATAGATTTTGAATCCCATCGATACCAACTAGACGAGTATCAAACCACCACATACTAACATCCTCTTCATAGTTATCTTCATAGACATCATAACCAAGTTCGGTCATGATTTCCACATCCAATTCATATTCAGTTTTATTAGGATTATCGTAGTAATCAGATGTCGTCATACTACGCATATAGTGATAAGAGAAATACTCCTGTTCACCGCTCTGCTCTTTCAAAGTTATTAATATCATTTATCTCTTCTCCATCAATATCTGTGTCAACGATTTCTACATCATGTTCCTTGAAAAACTCCTCAAGTGTTACATCAGAATTTTTCAACCAATTTATATGCCAGTGTTCACCATAGCAATAAATAATAAATTTCTTATCATATACTCTCATCATATTCCTCATCGGTTATCTCCTCAATTCTATCAAAACGAGAATCACTCCAGTCCTCCCGAAGTCTTCTCCATTCCCCGTGACCTTCATCTTTCAACTCATCGGCTTCTGCACGGTCTCTAGCAATAACAGTAACTTCTTCTATAACTTCACCGTAATCCAAATAAATATATTTATACTGTGGACTGCGTTTGTACACATCTTCCAATTTTTTCAGTTTTTTCTGATCCATCATTTACTCCTATTCTACCATGTTCTATGTTTTTCTCTGACGGTTTCCCAACCATCGTATTCATCAATGTACCATTCAGCATCATCAGGTATTTCAACTATTATTAAGTTTGCACATCTACCACTGGCTTTCTTACCTAATGCTTCAACCACTTCTACCAATCTAGGGTTTTCTCTATGGTTTTCAAACTCAAATCCATAGCCATCCCAAGGCAAGTCTAAGTATTTATATGCTTCTTCTGATAAGGCGTAACCGCCATAACAATTGTTCCTTACTACTTTCATAATTTATTCCTTCATTTCTTGTGCCATCATTTCATTTACTCATATAGTCATTAATATTTTGTAAAACTTGCGAATCATCATATAGGTCTTTTAAAACTTGAATGAGTTCACCGTGGGAAAACCTATCTCTCCCACTGTCACCCACTACGGTCTCATATATTTCTTCCAATTGTTCCTCAAGTGCCATCTCTTTGTAAGCATCAGCACTATGGTGACCATCCACCTCCTCAACTAGAACATTATCCACCCAATCTCCATATCTATCATAGACATCCATTGAATCGGGCATATCAACACTGGAGTCCACAGTGGTTCCGTGTATCTTGTAACTTTTATCTTTTGCCATTAATATCTCCTCTTAAAAAAAAGTGGGGGGAATCGAACCCCCCTATGGGAAATTCTTCCCATATCACCAAGAAGAGGGTCTTGCACCCTCCAGCAGAGAAATTCTCTCTGCCCCCTTCGGTTAAATTCGGTGGGCAGTTATTTTCGAAAAATATAATCATGCTTTCTAGAGAATTGCTGTGAAACAAAGCCTATAGATTTTAACGGATAGACTCATAGGTTACCGAATTCTTCTTTGTTAGCATTCCTCATTTATCTGTTTCATATATTCCTCAAGCATCCCCTTTTTTGTTAATCATCTCATGGTGTGAAAAGGAAAGGATACCCAGCCTTGAAGTACATTAGTTAACTGTCGTGTATACAACTACTTGTCATCTTTACTATTTATCTCGTGCGAGACCGAGTAAAGACCTTTTGTAATGCCCACTAGTGTAGATAGCATTACTCTTGGCGAAGTTCTCCAACCCATTCGTCAGTTTCAACTTCCTTCGTAAATCAATAATAGCCCATACTAAGACAGACTACTATTGAACCCCATATGAACCTAGGATACGAGTTTGGGTGCCAAGTTTTTTACTTCTTTCAGATGTTTCGTTACATCTAAAAGGGTCAAGTACCCAAGAACATCATCAGTAATTGGTGTGTCGTATATAATTTTGCCATCCTTGTTGAGAACTGCCAATTCATATAAACCACTTTTACCACCATAACTAACACTGTTCTTAATGACACTTGCACCATAACCGTTAGGGAACTGATATTTGGCGAAAATACCGCCGTGCCAATCTGTTCCCTCTTCTACAATATATTTTTTTAATATTTCTACTTTCATGACTCTAATTCCTTAAACAATTAAATAATCTACTACATATACAAGTAGCCAAATGAGGAAAATTAAGACAACTAGGGTTGATAAAATTTCCCAATAATCACTCTTCTTCATTAGTAACCCCCTCGTCATAATCTGTTTGGCTACACCAAACCCTTACTAGACTTTTATGGGGCATCAGAGGATTGGTCGGAATCCATTGAATTACATAATTGGATTCCGAACTATCAAGTCTATTTACCAACATTTTAAAAGAGTCCATTTGGACTGAACAATCTCTATCGAAAGTCCGATAACATATATTATTAAACATTTCTCTTATATCATCTGTCCTCATGAAACCTCCAATTCAATAGTATTTTTCACCAAGGATGAAATATCATGAAGTTCGTTCCAACCGTTTTCATAAAATACATCTACATGATTCATAGATAGAATCATTGCAACATCATCTCTAGAGAGAGGTTTCAATTCATGTTTGAATATTCTTGTACCATCTCGTTTTGATTTCACTGCTTCATCTTTGGTCGCATAATATTTGCTAAAGAATAGGTCTACTACTATTGATTCAGAATCGGGATGTGATTCTTTAAATAAATAAAAATCACTTTTGTCGTCACCTTTATTAGTTAATTCATAAATAATCATTTCATCTCCTCCATATCAGCCCAATCTCTAACATAATTAAGATGAACACTGAAGTCAGCATTGCAACCAGTACAATGCCAAATTTCATTCTCCCAATCTTCATATGCTATATATTCCAAATCAGATTTACACTTAGGGCAAATTTCATCATCTCTTCCATAATAAGCATTATCCTTAGTCACTCTGCCCTCCCACTGTTACTTAGAACAGCATCATAGGTGTAGCAACTATCTTTGGCTCTCTTGAAACCTAAACCTCTAAATAAGACCCATTGGAAATTATCTATCTTGTTTATGTCACTTAGATATAAATCCTGTATTTCCATCATTGTTCTTAAGGCACTATTTAAATCATTGTAGCCATTAAGCAATCTAATATAAGATTCCATAGACATAGTTAATTTAACTTTGTCATTCTTTAAATAACTAACCTTTGTTTCATCAATCATAATGTTTCCTCCTGTACTAGATGTCATAAAATAAATAAGATATAACACACCTGTCTGATGTGCTATATTTTATTGATTTTTTCTTTGTTCCAAAACCCAGTTCTCTCGCTCTTGGACTTTCTCAAGGTCACTCTGTGTTAGTTCAAAGAAATAGAGACCACACATAGTTTGGTCAAACTCACCGTTGTCGAAATTCTCTTCATACTCATTCCAACCCCACTCAGTTCCTATCTCTCGTTCAAACCAGTAACCGAAGTCAGTCTTTTCAGCAAAAGTCAAGAGGGTACTTAAAGTAACCTCATCGTGTCTGAATTCGAAATCTTCCCAGTAACTCATTTTTACTCCTTAAATGGATTTAAATGTTTCTCTTGAAGTAGAAAAGTTCCTACATCAAACTTACAAGTATAGACTTTCTCACCACTATGAGCCTTATCGATACTTTCAATTTTTCCGATAGTATCGTAGACAATGCCGAGATCATCCCTTGCTATAATTAAATCACCTACTTTATATACCATTCACTCTCCTTATAAATAATAAGTAAAAACCCATCCGTAGATGGGCTTTGATTTACTATCTAATTTTTCTAAACGCAGTACAGCCATCAATCTTATTGGCGTATACACACGCTGTTTCCAAATCTACATCATCGAGCATGACCAACCCAGTATTATCTGCTACATAATACCGTTCATCCTCAGAATCTACGATTTGCATGGCATGGTCTATTGCCCTATGCCAACTTTTTAAAAACTCATTCTCAGTCACATCTACCTCCTTTAATCTAAGATTATTGGTCTCATCAATTTCATTATCTGATACTTAATATTCCAAGTGAGTTCATATTGAACTCCCTCGACCTTAATATCTGAATTAGCCAAGCATTTCGCTTTAGTAGAATACTTTTTGAGAAATATTTCTCTTGCTTCCTTGAGATTACTTGCTTCAGTCTTTTTTATTGAGCCAAGTAAATCACCATTGACCCCACTGAAATTAACTTTCCATACGGTCTGTTGGTCTCTCAAGGTTACTGACTTAACAGGTGGGTAGAATTTTTTCATTGTTCTACCCCATGTTCTTTCATTAACTTCTCATACTTTTCATCGGGACTCAAATAGATATCAGAGAAATATTCAGATTTAACTAATATCTCTTTGGCTTCTTCAACAGTACATTCAATAAATTCTCCTGTCTTGGTGTAGTAACCACCATCACATTCAACTTCACTAGCCAAGTCTTCCCAGTCAGTCCAGTAAATGTAATCAGAATCACCATGCTCTTTCCACTCTGTCATGGCATCATTGAAGTTATCGTCACCGACAACTTTACGACAGCATTTTTCTGAACATGCTGTGTACCCATCGGATACCAAATAACCTGTGTTCATACCCGACCCACAGCCATCACATTTTCTGGCAAAGAAGTTAAACTTATTTGGATTACCAAATTCCGATTGAAACAAATCTATAACATCCGTCATAAGACCTCCTGCTCAACTTGAACTTCAAATCCAATCTTCTTGATTTCTTGAATTTCACCTTTGTTAAAAGTTTTCTTACCCATCAGTTTTGCAACTGATAGAGCGAGACTATTAACAGGGTAAATTAACCTATTACCATAAACATTTCTAATTTTTATTAAGAATATATCTTTCATAACTTATTCCTCCTATAAATAATAAGTAAAAACCCACTTCAGCAGTGGGCTTTGATTTATTATTTCAAATTGTTGCCGTGTTCTACCTCAGCAACTGGATTTCTAGAATTAATCATGATGTCTCTGACAATCTCTCTGTCTAGACTGTCACCATCAAAAGGTAACTCACAATTTAACTCTCTGATTTTTGTTGCTAGTCTGATTTCAGCCATAGTAACACCACCAGTAGACGGGAAGAATTCTTCACCGTAAAGACTGTCGTCACCTTGACCATAGAAATCATATACATATTCTTCAAAAGTCATAATTTCACCTCATAATTAATATGTAAAAGCCTACCCCTAAAAGTAGACTTTTATATATTGACTATTTCATAACTAGTCTCCAAAAGTTAAAGAGGAGGAAGTCTACCTTGATTGTCTTAGAGAAGAATCTCTAAATCAAAGTAGACAGTATTTTTAAGGTCGTCCTCCAACGACCAGTATAGATTTTTAAAACCATTTATTCAACTTGAAATTTGTGTCTTCCAAATTGACAATTTATAAATGTAATTTGCATTCACATTATATTATTGTAGGTTATTGGCATTAATCATGGATACGAACCGTCTTTTACCGAGGACTCTTAGCATCACAATCAGTCGACACATTGTGATACCGATTTTGCTAGTCTGTGGTAAATGCATAGTTGATTCAGCATGTTGCATTTATTTCTATACCTCCCTTACACAAAGGGTATTCGAGTAACTGCATTTTCGTGGGTCGCACTCGGCAACCCACTTGTAAAATATCAGCCCCCTATCTCATACATCGAGGAACAAAGGTCTCATCCATAAGTTTTGTTTCTCTAGAAATATGTGAATTAATTCCAGAAACATCGTGGGCTAAGTCTTCATCACTACCATCAAGCAATCTTTGTAAATCACTTTCTGATAAAGGTGAGTAACCCAGAGATATAAGAATATCAATTTTCTCTGGAACATATCCGAGGTCAAGGCTCTTGAATAAATCAAAATACCTATCTGCTATTTTTATGTGCAAATCATTAAAGGTGGTTTTCCTATAAGTCATATCACTTCCTCTCTTGCAGTTTAAAACTGGTTGTATTACATAGTTGCCCCCCCCCACAAAGTGAGGCTCTAAATAACAAGTAAAAACCCATCCGTAGATGGGCTTTGATTTATTATTTATTAATAAAATGGTGGAAGTCCAACTCTCGAAAACTCATTGAGAATTAGAGCGACTGCCACAAAGAATAATAGAGTCCCAAAGAATGATAACCATAAAATTAATTTCATGATTCACCCTCTGCGACATCATCATCATCTTCACCATTCGCCCAACAATCATATAATTTTTCAAGGTGTTCATTGTAGGTCTGATGAAAACAACCATACCAAATTATCAAATGGTATTTCGCATCATCATTTTCTACCTTTTCAATGATTTCTGCCAATTTTTCAAAACCCTCAGTTATATCTTTGAAAGGTTGAAACAATGGTACTTTTTTCATTTCTTACTCCTCGCATAATAACAAGTAAAAACCCACTTTTCAGTGGGCTTTGATTTATTATTAACACAAAATATGTTGACCACTTTCAGTGGTGTAATTAAATGGAAATTCAAGTTCTGTTGCTAATTGTATTCCCTCATCGATTGCGTCTTCCTCCGATGAACAAGCCCATTCGAGAATGTCACCATTTGGAAAGAATCCACAAGGAATAAAACTTTCATGTTCCTTGCTGTATTCTATCTGCTGTACTGACCAACCTTTAACAGGCTGATGCACAGTTAGAAAAGTTTCCCTTTCACTAAAATCGATTCCCGCACTTTCACGAAAATCTCTTATCATTTTAATTTCAGAATTTTCCATCATGATTCACCCCGTTGGCATGAGACATAATTTCTAGTATTTTGATGCTTGAAATAATCTCTACCCTCTTTGGAATACATATACATAAAGTAGAGCATTTCGAATCTATCGAATAAGCCCTTGCTTAATGCATTGTCAAAACAACCTCTTGGATTTTCATCCACGAATATCTTGGTTTTGTCTTCGCTTGTATCTCTTACAGCGAATTCATCTATATTTGACATTTTCTATCCTCGCTTAATAACAAGTAAAAACCCATCCGTAGATGGGCTTTGATTTATTATCAATCTATGTGACCAATTCAAAATCTTGGTCAGTTAAAAGCCACTCTTGGTTATCTTCATCTATCAAGATGTCACCAGTTGATATTGAAGCACCCTTAAAAGTTCGCTCACCGATGTTACCCTCTTGGTAAGCATTCCATAAAGAATAGCCATTGATATAGCCCTCGCAAACTTCGTACCATTCGTTACGATTTTTTACAAGGTCTATAAGTTTTGAAACACCTAAATCTTTTTGGAAAACACCACTTTTTATTTTCATATAATCGTCAAATTCAACACTTGCACGATTATCGAAATTTGGTATTAAATCCCAATCGATTTGTTTCACTTTATATTTAACTCTAGACATTTTTTAGTCCTCGCTTAATAACAAGTAAAAACCTGTTTTCGTCCCCGAATTTAATCTAGGATTTATAGAAAACAGGCTTTGATTTATTATCAATCAAGCAAAATCATATAGGCTTGTGAATTCTTTTTCATAAACCAGTATCTTGCATCATCAAAATATGTATATATTTTGGTTATCTCGCAACCCTTAATATAATCATAAACGGCAACTTCTACTGGGTCTAATGTTACTTCAGCACCCGAAAATGGATTGCGAATAACTTCGCTTTCCTTTCCTATAGAAAGTTCTTTCATTATTTCTAGCCATTTTTTCTTTGACATTTTTTAGCCCTCGCATAATAACAAGTAAAAACCCACTCATTACAGTGGGCTTTGATTTATTATTAAATAGTAGCAATTGCAATACGATTAAATGCGTTAATTTTGCCAACTGTACCATGTACAAGTGTAACAATATTTTTTGCATTCGGATGATTATGTAAACCATCACACAAGCGACAATCTCGACATTGGATGTTATCAGTCGTATTCGGACAAATAATTTCACCCTTTAAAGGTGTATTATCTGAACTAACACGATAACAACGCCAACCATCAAGAGTCGCATTTTCGTACTCTTCGGCTGTATCAACTGAAGCCATTAAATACTGCTTATAATCGCTGTATTTTTTATCGCTCCACTGGTGAGTATAACCCGTATAGCCTTTCGAATTTTCTGCAATAAATTGCATTAATTCAATAGGAATCAATACAGGCTCACCGTACGCCCCAAACCTAACATACTTATGTTTTAATTGATATTTAAGTACATCATAGTCTAAAGGCTGATATAAGCCGTTCTTATATGCTTTATAAACTGATAAAGGTGCTTGACCCTGATTTACATAACAGGTCTCACCCTTATGCTTACAATCAAAACATATAATTGAATTACTACCGTTTTTAACGGCTGTGACTGGGTCAAATTCTTTATTAATTATCCAAACTTGACACATGTCCCCCGTTTTATTATTTAATGATTTAAAGGTGATAATAATCACGAATAAATCAGTCTCGAATAATATCATTTTGATACTCTCCAATAAATAAAAACTGGTTGTATTACATAGT